CGTAGGCGACGGCCTGAATTTCGAAGCCCGGAAAGTCGTCGTTGCTTTCTGTCACCTTGACGGAGGTCACGAACGACACGCCCTTGGTGATCGCCCCTGCGGCGACATCGCCAAAATTCACGGTGCCTTTTCCGGATAGCGTGATGCTGCGGGTGATGAGCTTCTTCGGTTTCGCCACCACGGTCACACCGAGGGAATCCCGCAGCGTAGCCACTTCGATGGATGAGTCCGCAGACGCTTCCTGGGCGTGACCGGTGGCGGGCGCGAGTCCGTGTAGGTTGGTGACTCCGAAAGTGGCGGGCATGACTCTTACGGCGTGTTGTCAACCGGCGTCCAATCCACACCGAGAATCCCCTCGATGGTGGTAAGCCAGCGGTCGTCATCCGTGATGGCGGTGGAGTTGGCTTTCGTCCTGAAACCACCGATGGTGAAACCATTCGCCGCTGGCAGCACACCTTCCATGATGCTTTTCACCGTATGGGCGAGCGCGGCGTGTTGGGTCCGGTTGTCGGTGGGTGACGAGACGAGTATCTTCACCGTCGCTCGATGCAGCGGACCAACCACGTTTTCAATCGAGTCTGCCAGCACGAGAATCGCGTGGGATTCGGGCGTGCGGATGTCGGCGGATGTGCCGGTGAAAACCTCGGGCGCGGGAACAAGCTGCGCGGAGGTGAAAAGGCCGGCCAGGTAATCTTCGATAGCTTGGTTCATGGTGGTGATTTTCAGCGACGGGCCACCCGGTATTCGATGATGCCTGCGCCGGGTTTACGGTTGATTTCCTCAATCTTGTAGCGTTCGTCGCCGATGAGGATCGTGTCGTTGTGGGCAGGCGGTGGAGTTGGTAGGTGCGCCACGAGCAACCTCACGGTGAGTGCGCCGTCTTGGGTGAAACCGCCTTCCTCAAGATCGACGGCGAGTCCGCTTGGCGAGACCATCGCCTGATAGTTTTTGCCACCGATAGTCACCGGCACGCCCGCGTCACGCAGGATTTCAACGAATGCCTCGGCAGCGGAGGCTTGGAGCGAGTTCATGCCCGGCATGGGGTGTCAATCGACTGAAGCAAAACACCCCCTCCCGGTTTCCCGAGAGAGGGTGTCATGATTGAGCATGCAAACGCCTCAGCCCTTTGAGTTTCGGAGGATCTTCTTGTGCCAGTTTTGGATTTCGCGGGCCAAGACTTTGCCTTCTTCCGCCGTGAGGTGGGCCAATGCGAAGAAGTCGTTCGGTTGCATTGTTGGCGTTCTAGGGGACGATTTGACCAATCCGTGGACAGCGGTGTTTCGCTTGATCCTCCAAGCGTCTGCGGCTTTCCCGAGGTCTTTACCGTCCGACTTCATCAGCGAGGCCCCAGCATGTTTGCGCCACTGAGAAATAAGCTCCCACAGCCCGGATTTTGTGTGAACCTTCGAATTAGGAGCTACGCCAAGGACGTAGGAGAGCAGACGATCTGAAATGATGCTCTCCTCAATTGTGATGGCTTCAAGGTGGAAGCCTGCCTCCAATGCTGAGTTAATGCGCTCCCAGGCTTTCGCGTAGCTGAGGTATTTGGGTGTGTTTTTCATGATTCATTCTGTAACTGAAAACAAAATATCTGAAAATGTTGTAGATTCGGTTCCGCCTTTGATAAAAACTGTATAAGTAGAATTTTCATCTAGAGAAAGATTGATCGGTACTGATAGGTTCACGGTTCCAACATCTGTTTTGGTATACGACCATTCTATTGTGTGTGAGGCTACCCCCGTTTTTTTGAAAATTGTGATATAAATTCCGCCTTGTCTTCCATATTGCGTGTTTATTGGAGGGATTACCCCCTTGATTCTGACCGAATTCAGAGATTTAATCGAGTTTGGAATGAAAGCTGAAAGAGTTGACTGGTCAATCAAAGACTCTGGAAGAGTGAAGTGACCGTATGGCTGGTTAGAAGATGATTTTCCAAAAAACGGATGGGGTCTCCAAGCTTTTGGTTGAGGCTTGAGGGTGTTGGCTATTCCAGCGACCTGAGCAAATGCTGCTGCGTCTGAATTTACAGCGGTTTCAGCCCTTGCTGCCTTCAGTGCAAATGGAGCAGCTGACACTCTCTGCCTCGTCCCCTGCACGACTCCATCAATGCTGACCGCCATCCATTGCTCCGCGCCGCTGCTGAGCGCCCCGGTAATGCCGCTGGTGCCGTGTCTGTAGGTAGCGGTGATGGTTCTGCCTGCGGCGGGGGCCGTGCTGTAAGTGGCGGTAATCGCGCCTCCGCTGTAGTCCACGCGGAACGGAATGACGGGTGGTGCAATGGTGATGGTAGCTCCTCCTGAGTAGCCACTACCTGCGCTGGTAATTGTGATTTCTGTTACCACCCCATCCGTAAGTGTTGCGGTGGCAGTAGCGCCCGATCCAGATCCGGTAATAGTCACCAAAGGAGCACTGGTGTAGCCTGATCCGCCATTGGTGATCTCCGCTCCAATCACGAAACCTGCAGCCCTGCTTGCCGTGGCGGTGGCTGCTACGCCTGGGTTACCCACCGACTGGCTCCAGGAATTGGTGCCGTCCGTGACTGTGATGGAATTCGCGACGACCGGAGTGTTCGAGAGCGTTTTGGTGTAGGTGAGGGTGGAACCCTCCGTGGTGCCGATGGTCTCTGTTACTTGGGTGTCGCTGGTGCCGGCCGACCCGAACTGGAAGCTGTAAACCCCGTTGTCATCGAGGGTCACAGCGCCAATCGTTTCGGTGTAGAGCAGGTTTCCAGCGGTGGCAGCATCGTAAATGCTGATGGAGAAATTCTTGGTGCCCGTGACTGCTGTGCCATTGGCATCGGTCAGGCGGCCTTGGTAATTGATCAGGCTTGGAACTTGGGCAAATGCAGCGCTGGTCAAAGCCGCTGACAGAATGGTGGATAGGATGGTTTTCATGGTTCGTGGATTTGAGAGTTTATGGAAGGACGACTTCGACGCGGAAGAAGTAGGATGATGGATGAGTCAGGGAGTGCAGGGGGCCTGCCGAGATGGTGGTTGGATCGAACGAGAACACCTTCTGGGTTCCGTCACCCGAGTAGGTCTGGTGCAGCGTCCAGCTGCTGAGATCCTTGGTGACCCAGACCTTGTAGGTCCTTCCCTGAACGGTTTGGATGGGCATGGTGTAAATTAAGCCGTCTAGCGTGCCGGTCGGCTGGAACTTCGAAGAAGGGTCGGTCGGGTTGGTTCCGGCCAAGTATTCCATGAGGTTGCTAGTGCCGTCTCCGTCTGAATCTGCCAGAGGATCAACAACTTGACCCGGAAAATACTGCTCCTCCCAGGCGTCTGGAAGTCCGTTGGCGTCGGCATCGAGATCTGGATCGGTATTGCCGGTGAAGAGCACTTGGATCAAGCCACTCTTGTTTTCATTGGCCCCGATCATGGAATTCCCCGTCGCAAAGGGGGATCCGATGGACGAATGGTTCGTCATGCTGCCTACAAGAGAGGCTCCTCCACCCGAGTCAATTTCGGCGGCAAGGTAGCCAATCAGGACGCCTGAGATAGTAATTAACAATTTCATGTAGAAGCCCCTTATACGGCGGATAGTAAGACCACAACCTCTAAGATGCGATTTTTTTTGTCAGTGTCAGGGCTGGACTCAAACAAAAACACCCCCTCCAGTTTCCCGGAGAGGGCGTTTCCCTCGATCCACATTTGCAGGAATTTGGCTCAGGGTTTGACGATGCGCTTGAGTCCGTCGGTCTTGGCGGCCGCGAAGCCGTAGAGGCATTCCAGGGTGACAAAGATCTTGTTGGCGCGGGTGTCGGTGAAGCGCAGGTAGCCGAAAGTCATGCCCGTGGCGGGATCGGTGACGGCGCCGGCTTGCTGGTAGTCGGCCACCGGTTGGAGGTAGCGCATGGCCACCGCGACGGCGCTGGAGTGAGCAGCGAAGCCAACGAGCTTTTCCGCGTGATCTGACGGGATGAGGGTCGTTTCGTGGAGGTTGAATCCGGCGAGCCGCTTGACCATGCCTTCGGTGACGGCCGGGGCGTTGAGGTTCAGGTTGAAACTCTTGGCCACCACGTCGTCGGCGAGCATGTTGGTGTAGTAGCCCGAATCGAGGACGAGCGAGCGCGGGTTGGGCGGCATCTTGGCATTGCCGCAGGCTTCGCGCAGGCTGAGCACCTTCTTGTAATCGAAGGCGGTGGCGGCGAGCGCGGCGATGCCCGGAGCGCCGAAGTTAGCGAGCGTGATGCAACTGAAGATGTCCACCAGCACGTCTTGGGCGAGTTGCTGGGCGGCAGCTTCCACCAGGGCTTCGAGCGCGTTGAGCGAGGTCTCGGCGGATTCCCTAGCGGTGACGTGGACGGTCTTGTATTTGTGGCGGTTGAGCGTGACCGGAACCACGGTGACCGTCGAGTCGGCATTGGCCGCGTAGTCGCCTGCGAAGTCGCTCGAAGTGCTGGGCGCGCCAACGAGCGGAACACGCACGGTATCGAGTTTTTCGGCCGGCATCGGGCTGAAGTCGGTGGAGAACGCCGTGACCGGCAGGAGGTTCGACATGAAGGGCATGAGCGCCCGTTGGGCGACCTTGATGTCTTTGACGTTGGTGAGGGTGTTGGACATGGCGTGTTATCAGGCTTGGTGTTTGAGGATGAGGGCTTGTTGTTCGGGAGTGAGCTTGCGCCAGAAGACGGTCTGCTCGGCGGGATCGGTGATGGCGGCGAAACGCGCGTGAAGATCCGCAGCCTGGGAGGCATCTCCGGCAGGGGTCACTTGGGCGGGCATCGAGGTGCCGGTGGAGGCGACGACGCGGGCGACTTCGAGTTGCAGTTTGCGGTCGAAGTCGGTTTGCGATGCCTCAAGCTCGGTGATGCGGGTTTGCATCGAGGAAACACGAGCGCTGGCGGAGTCGCGCTCGGTGATGAGATTGGCGGCTTGGTTTCTCGCGTCATCGCGCTCTGCCTTGAGCGTGTCGATTTCGGCGGCAAGCAACTCCACTTCGCCGCGCAGCGAATCGACGCTGGTCGATGCTTCATTGAGCAGTTCAGTCTGGGCTTGGTGGTCCCGCTGCAGGTTGGCGACCTGAGTGCGGGCTTCGGCGAGTTCGTCTTCGATGGTCTTCATCGACCGTGATCCCGTGTCAACCGACGCGTGATAGACGCGCAGGCGGCGCATCGCGTCGGCGCGGTCGGGAACCATGCCCGCGAGGTTGTGGCGCTGGGCTTGCTTGCCGCTGAATGTCTGACCTTCCATCGCCTCGGCAGGAATCGCACGGCCACGGGAAAGCACAGCGTCGTGAAACTCAGCGGCGATTTCGGCGAGGTTCGATTGAATCAACTCGCGCTGATCATCTGTTAGCGGAGTGCCGGGCGCACCCATCGCCTTGTATTTGCCGACGGAGAAGACCTCGACCTTGATGCCCGCTTTATCGAGGGCCGCGCTATTGTCGATCACCGCCTGCACGACGCCAATGGATCCGACCTGGGCGGAGGGCGTGGCGTAGATCGCGCGGGCCTGGCTGGCGATCCAATAGGCCGCCGAACACATCAAACCGGAAGAGAACGCATAGACTGGCTTGCTTCCATTCAAAGCCTTCACCGCCGCCGCGAGTTCCGGAGTGCCGGCCACGGTGCCGCCGGGTGAGTCGATGTTGAGAAACACCGCCTTGATGTCGTCGCGTTCCCCCGCTTCACGCAAAGCTTCACCGATGTCTTCGGAACTGGTCGCACCGAAGAAGATGCGTGCAAAGAGGTCGGGCTTGCGAAGGATCGGCCCTTCGATGGCGACCACGCCGATGCCGTCCTCAATGGAAAGCAGTTGGCTTTCGGCTGCCTGCTTTGGGAGGAATCCACCGCGATCCACCAGTCCCCGCAACGAGGCAGCCATGGATTGAAGCGCTTCAGGTTGGATCAGCCACTCGCGATGTTGAATTACCGGGTTCACGCCCGGATGGCGGTGTCAACGGCCAGGCGGTGGCTCTTCCGGCTCGGGCAGAGTGACAGGCATGCCATTCGGTTTCCAGAGCATGTCCACCGGCACTCCGTATTTCGCCGCTGTATCCAGGATGAGCTTGGCATCGCTGGCGCGGCGTTCGATTTCCTCGCCAAAGTCGGCCCCCTGTTCGTTGAAGTGATCCGACAGGGTTTTCAGTCCCATTTCCACGTCGGCACGGTTTTGTTGCGCCTCGCGTCCGGCGTCCACAGTCACGCGCTTGGGAGGAACGGAGCTGATCTTCCACCAGCCTGGCACCGGCGGCAGGAATCCGCGGGCAATGGCATCGCCGATGACATAGGCCCAGACCGGTTTGATGAGTCGGCTTTCGAGAATCATCTGGCGGAACGAGAAGCGGCGATCCGCCTTGGCGACGATCAGTCTAACACCCGCGCCGCCGACCTTGCTGGAATCCGCTGCAAACTCGAATGGAATCATGCCGAGCGCGGAGTCACGCCGCAGGTGTTCCAGGAAACCGGTGAACGTCGGTGATGGCCGATTGGACTGGAAGCTGTCGAGAGACTCGTCGGGTTTGAGTGCCACCAGTTTGCCGCCGACGATGCGTTGCAACGAAACCGGGTCGCTGGAGTCACTGCCGGCCGCACCACCGACCACGAAGTCGCCGTTATCGTCGATCTCACCACGAGCGGTCTTGAGGATGCGAGATACGTCGGCGTTGTCCTTCACCGCGTGCTTTTCGAGAGCGAGCAATTCCATTTCATCGAGCACATGATTGATAGAATGCTGGATCGTCGGGTGAGAGCGGACTCCACCGGCCCACTCAGGTTCGTGGATATGGAGAACCGACGCGGCGGGTAAATCACGGTGTTTGCTGTTGTCTTCCAACGTCCGATAAAAAACCGGCGCGCCCCACGCATCGAGGCCGACTCCGTCGATGGTTTCCTGTGAACCGAACTGGTCGCCTACGCGGTGGGATTCGATCAACTGGATGCGTGGTTCACCTTGGGCGTCGCGGGTCTTGTGGATGAAGTATTCGCCGTCGATGTCCATGCCCCGGCAGACGAGAGCCTGGCATTCCTCGAACGAAAACCTCCGCGTCACTTCACAACGTGGCGACCACATCGCGAAATAGGCTTCGGCGGCGCGGTTCCACTCCGGGTTGGGTGATTGCGCCTGGACGCGGATGCCGTCGCCGGTCGAGTAAATCGCCATGTTTGCGACCAGCTCACGCACGAAGCCCGAGTTCTTGTGCATGTATCGCGACTTACGAACCAACTCCGTGCGGACGCCCGGCGTGAGTTCGTTGCGGGCGTCGGTTGGTGATGCGCCCGGCACGCTTCCGCGACGGGGAGACCAGTTTACCGACTCGTATGGAGATCCCCACGCCTTCGGAACGAGAATCGGCGGCAAAAGCAGGTGCGCGAAGTGTTTGAAGCGGTTCATTTCGGCAGGTATCCGGAGATGAAGGAGGCTGCGGCGATGCGGGGTTTGCCGTAGGTGGCGGGATCGAGCACGCGGAGCGCATGGCCGCATTCCTCAAGCACCTGATCGACCGGCATGGTGAACTGCTTCGATGCCGAGCTGCCCGCCTCGTTCCAGGTCATGAGGGTTTTGCCCTCGATCAGAAATTCCTTCGCCCGCTGCTGGATCGCGAGCACTTCGGAAATCGTGAAGCCGGTGATGAAGAGTCCGCGTGCCATGCACGGCAATGGGTGTCAACGAAGAGCTTTCAGTTCGGTAGCGAACGTGCCCCGCATCTCCTCGGCCTCCGCAGGGGAAGACGCGATGCGATCCATCATTTCGCCAAGCGTGCGGTCGAGGACATGGTAGGCAGCGCCTTTTTTCGTATGTCGTTCGGCGGCATGCAGCGCGGCACGGACCCTGAGCAGCATGTCATCATTCATACGCTCGAAAACCGGATTCAGCGGACCTGTCAGGTTTTTCACCGGCCCCACCTCGTAGTCCCCCCGCGTCATGGAAACCAGTTCCCCGGTGACGGGATCCAGCCGTGTCGGGCACAGGTCATCGCCTCCGCCTAACAGCCAATCGGGATCAACACCAACGGCGAAGGCAATGCGTTCGGTGGACTGGGTCGATATGCTGTCATAGCCGGATTCCACTCGCCTGAGGAATCCCGGTGAAATACCTGCGAGCGTGGCGAACTCGTGTGCCTTGAGGCCGAGGATTGAACGCAACTGTCCGATGCGCGTGGTGGTGTTGATGGGACGAGGCATGTTCGGAAACAGATGTCAACGGCTCACGCGACCGGCTTACCGTCCTTCACTCGCTGGCGCGCCTCGGCAAGCGTGACTCCGGTCTTCAGATGAAGGTGTGGCTTGTCTTTGGGACTCTTCCAGCGTCCACCCCATTCGAGCCCGAGTTCCTCTCCGATCTCTCCGCACCGGTCCATCAGGGGACTGTCCCATTGCGGTTGCCCGTTGGCGTCGAAGACCACGAAGTCCCACGCCACGCCGAAGTTGTGCCACGAATAGCCGGGCATGGCGTTGGTGACCTTGGAACCGGGCTTGGTTCGACCCTGTGCATAGAGTTCAGCCTGTTCATCGTAGGTCCGCAGGCCGCAGATCACCTTCACGCTGATTCCCTCGGCACGGCATCGCACCAGCCATTCGCGTGCCTTCGCCTGTGCGCCGGGAACCAGTGTGGCGATGTTCGCCTCGGAACGGGAATCGAAGGTCGGGACCTGCGAAATCAGCCCGAACTTGGCCGCCACCGCATTGGCCGTCTGGTCGCCCGGGACGCCATCAGCGGTGATTCCCAAAAACGATTGGATCTTCTTCCACAGTGCCGCACTCATGACTTACTTGGAAGTGCGGGGTTCCACGACGATTTCGAAGCGACCGTCCGGATGAACGGTGAGTCGTCCGTCCTTGCTGATGAACTCACCAGTGACCACGGGTGGCGTGGAGCACGAGGCAAGGAACGGCACGGTCAGCGCCGCCATGGCGAAGCAGAACAGACCGATCTTGAACGATTTGTTAGGCTTGCCGTCGTCGAAGAGATCGCCGAGCACGACGACGAGTTCTTTCACGGCGAGGGCAGCGGGACCGGCGGCGAGCATGTATTTCGCCATGCCGGGTTCAAGCAAACTGGCAACGCCAGTCAGGTCGAGGGCAGCGAGCGTGGAAAGGCCGGAACCAACAAAGGTGAGGAAACGAAGGATAGTGACGGTTTTCATGACTCCCCGTCCGGAGTGTCAACCGGTGCGGTCATGATCGACTCGCGTCCGACGATCTTGAGCATTGTGGCGGCGGCGGCCTGTTCCGCCTCGCAGTCGAAGTAGTGGTTCGGCCGCGAACCGATTTGCTTCCACATCCACTGGCCCTTTTCCTTGATGCGCTGCTCGCTTTCCATCTGTGCGAGGAAGTCGTCGTCGATGTCATCGGGCACTTCCCATGTCGGCCCCTGAGCCGGATCTTGATTGCGCCGCAGGCGAGCAAGCGTGTCCTTGATGTTGAGGTTGCTCCAGTAATGGACGTGGCAGTGCTGGCGATGCGACAGCACGACCTTGCGCCGGGGTGAGTAGAACCGCTGAACAGTTTTCCCGTCGCGCCCCTTGTGGGCATAGACCGGGCGACGATCACCGATGAGCGCCACCCATCCGCGCTTGGCACACTCGCGATAGACGTCATAGGTCGCATAGCCGGCGTCGAGGAACACGAGGCTCGGATGGACTTCGAAACGTTCCTGCAACACGTCGATGTCGGTGAAGGTCAGGATGCGCTCGTTCCACATGAGTCGGCTCGATCCCTCCGCCGACCACGAGCGGACCACGACGAAGAGGTGGTCCATCTGGCAGTCCACCGTGATGAAACGCAGCGGGATCAGTCCGGCCCGCTCGGGCAGTGGGGCGGAAATCACACGCCCGGTCTTCGGATCAATCGCGCCTTCCTCTTCCCACGTCTCGCCGCGCTTGTAGCCGGATTTGACGATTTCGAGTTTGTAATCCTCGACGTATTCGCGCCACGGCAGGCCAAGTCGCTTCTGGTAGAACTGTTGCAGCAACGAAACGTCACCTTTCCGCGCCGCCGCCTTCGCTCGCAGATAGAGTTCGGCTAACTGCCCCCAGCTCATCGCGCACAGGGCGTTCCAGTGGAAGCCGACGTTTTCTTTCGATGCTTTTGGATTCTTGGCGACGAAGGCACCGGTGGCATTGAGTTCACGACGTGTGCGCTCGCCGTCGTTGAAGTAGTGGTTGCACGATTCGCAGCGCATCGCCGTGGTGCGCCGAACCTCGTCGAAATCCCACTCGCCGGATTCATCCCTGGCCGATTTGCTCCACTCGACGCATTCCCACTTGAACGGCTGACGATGGCCGCATTCGGGACATGCAAACGTCCACTCGCGCTGGTCAGTGGTATCGAACTTCCGATGGGTGTCGTCGTCTTCCTCACCGCCTTGGCTCATGAAAATGCACTTGCCGAGCCAGCCGAATGCGGTGACGCGAGCCTCAGCTTCCGCCATGTGACCTAGGGGCCAGCGCCACGTTTCGTCACCGATCAACCAGCGGATCGACCGGCGCTGCAGGTTGGTCTTGTTGTGCGCCCCGAGAATCCAGAGCGTCATGCCGTTGGTAAACTGGATCGCGTTGTTCTTGCGCTTGTGGCGGTGGACGCCGGTGGGCATGAGCCGTGCGACCGGCTGGCACTGGTCGAAAAGCTTCTGCAGGCGCGACTCGGAATAATCGCGGGCGTCCTCGTCAGTTTGGTCGAGCCACAGGGCGGGTCCCGGCAGGTTGGAAATGATGTAGCAGAGCGTCAGCTCAGGCGCGGTGGTCTTGGATGACTGCACCGACGCAATGATCGAGACCAGGCGAATGCGCGGATCGACCAATGATTCCATGACCTCGCGAATCCACGGCGAGTTCTCCGACCGGAAGCGTCCGGGATTAGGCGAATAGGGAATGGCCTCTATGTGATCCTCACACCATTGCCAAGCGGGGCGACGGTCGGGCGGTTGCCACGCCTCGCGCCAGATTTCCTTGAGGACACTCATGCCCTTGCCGCCAACGTCAACACCCCATCAGCCTTCGTGGAGACATCGCAGGACTTCGTCGATGGCGCGGCGGCATTCCCGCTGGATGCCGGTGGCGTCGAGTCCGGAAAGGACGGGCGGAAGCTCATTCTCGAATTTTGCCCGCAAGATGGATGACGCCTGGGCGACCAGGC